TCTGGCACCCAGTCAAACGACATCACCAGCACTGTTGCCAGCACATCTGCTCCGACTGTTGCGGAAATCAAAACCGCGATCCGGAAGATGATCCGCACGATGTTGGCATTCAAGAACGATCAGGGTAAGTTGTACAACCGCCCGACGATTGGGCGACTGAACGACCTGACGTTGCTTGTGCCGCTGGCGTTGCGTGATTTGGTGTACGACGCGTTGGAATCCGAGCTTCTCAGCAACAGCTCGAACGTGGTTGTGGATCGTCCGAACATTGTCAGCAGCCCGTACCTGACCAGCGACGTCAAGCTGTACCTCTTCAAGACCGGCGAAGCCGTGAAGCCGTTTGTGTTCCAGCGACGCGAGCCGCTGACGCGAATGATGAAAGGCATCGATGATCTCGAAACGAAGGACGTCAAGTTCATGACTGAGGCCCGATATAACGTCGGATACTTCGCGTGGTGGACTTCGATTCTTTGCACTCTGACGACCTGATGATGGCGGTTTGACTGAGCAACAGGGCAGGCGACGGCTTGCCCTGGCTGCGACTGTGTCCGCCACGCAGTCGCGGCATTTTCTGGCGGCGGAAATAGAACGGAAAACAAGATGCAGACTTACACGGTGGCACTGGGCAAAGCGGCTGACGGACGGCACAAGGACACCAACAAGCGGCATTTCCGCAGTCGGCTGTCAACGGGTGCGTTTTTGGAAGTCATTGACGGCAAGGAAACGACGCTGGCAGTCAATGAGGTTGATGAGTCGATGCTGCAGAATCTCGCATCCCGCGAGTTCATCAGCATCACCAAAGCACCACAGGCAGCACAGCAGCAGGGCCGAGCCAGATGAGCCTACGCGAGCAAATGCGGGATGATGTTTGCGCGATCCTGAACACCGATGAATTGGGTGAGCAGGCGACGTGGACAAATTCCGCAGGCGCAGCGATTCCGCGAACGGTTCGCCTGATTGAACAGCCCGAGCGGCAGACGATCAGGCGAGCACATATTTGGACGCCGGTTGACACCACCCAGGTGACAGCGGGAGACACGTTCAGAGTCAAACGCGGAGCAGTGACAACGACGTGGGTTGTGATGTTCAGCGACCCCGCAGAAACGGCATTGCAGCGGTCATATTGCCACCTGCAATTGTCTGAGTTCATCACGATCGATTCACGGAAGCACGCCAAAGGCCCCGCAAGGGCAGAGCGTGCAATTGTGGACAGTCAAACAGTACAGATCCGGTGCCAGTGGTTCACGTCATCAGCTGAGATTGACACTCAGGGCCGGCGGCGTGCAATGGCTGGTGAGTTCTATTTGTTCCTGCAGAGCCTGCGAGATATCAACGTTGCTGACACTGTGATTGATGCGGCAGGGCGAACATTCAGGATTGAACGACTGGAAAACCAACTGACACGGGTAGATCTGCCGTACCTGATTTGCAGCAGGTCTGACGCATGACAGCAAAGGTGAAACGGATTGACCGCAGGCCGGAGTTGATGAGGTCACTTGACACGGCAACGGGAAAGGCACTGAAACAAGCGGCGTTGTTGTGTCAGGCGATTGCGAGGCAACTGGTCAGTAAGCGGTACATTCGCAGCAATGAAGAAAGGGAAGAGAGGCGAGCCAAAGCACGAAAAAGGGGGAGCGGGTTGAACTGAAATGAAGGGGTGAGCAGTGCCGCGAAAACGGAAGAAAAAAAGCGCATACGCGAAGCTGCGAGCAAAGGCCAATAAGGCAGTCGCAAAGAAGGTTAAGAGTACACGCAAGGCAATCAGTAAGGCTACAAGAAGAGTAGAAAGGAAACTGGCAAGCAACAGCCTGGCAAAGGCTGGACGCCGACAGGCAAAGCGAGCAAGAAGGGCAGCAAAACGAGCGGCAAGGGCAGCCGCAAGGCAAGCGCAGAAGCAACCAAAGAAAACACTACGAGCCGCACGGAAGGCGATAAAGGCGGCAAAGAAGCAGATACGGCAGGCGAAGCGAAACAGGCGAGAAAAAGAGAAGCGACGAAAGGCGACAACTCGGGCAGCGAACAGGGCAAGGCGTGAGCGTGAAAAACAGTTCAACAAACTGGCGATCACTGGCGAAGCGGATCTGAGCGGTGCAGTAGTTCGAGACAAAACAAAGTGGTCACCTGGAGCCAGCAAGCCAGGGGAACCACCGCGAAGACGAACAGGAAAGGGATGGCAGAGCATCACAGCAGAGCTGAGAATGAAAGCGAAGAGACCAGAAGCCCGAACATTCGTAGATAAGAAGATTGCCCCGTATATGGCAATGTGGGAGTTCAGACCAGACGACAAACAGCGACCATTTTTGAAACCGGCAGTCAATGACAACATCACACTGCTGGGGCGTGAAATTGGTGATTCACTCAGGCAGACATTGAGACCGCAGGCAGGGAAGAAAAAGGCGAGGGTGACGTAATGGCGGAAACGGGCGTTGACAGACTTATAGGCGAATGGTGGGCAGCGACTGCCGCACTGTGCGACCTTGTATCTGTTGACCGGCTGTTTGCGAGCGTGGATCAGTTTTTGGAGACTCAGGACGACGACGCGGACGAAGACGGCTACACGGATGATCTGGTGGTCTTTGATGTGGTCAGTGAGCCAGCATGGCGGACGAATTCAGCACAGGGTTGGCGGTCAGTGGTGACGCTGGCGTGCATGTCGATTGATTACGACCGCAGCAAGGCAATCGGGCAGCAGGCAGTGCTGAGTTGGCAGAACGAAGGCTACACGGGGTCAGCGGTGACAGTGGCAACAGCAAAACCATCCGGACAAATCACGACGACGCAGGATGAAGCAACAGGGATCTGGACAACGTCCGTGCAGTTCGATTTTTTTCATACTGGGGTGTGAGGCATGGCAGACGTTTCAGTGACAGCGGCAAGCGTGGTCAAAACAGCCACCAGCCTGATCGGCTACGGCACTGCTGGCGGTACGGTGACAGCTGGCCAGCCCGTCTACGCAGACACCACAGCAAGCAACAAACTGAAGCCGTGTGACGCTGACGTTTTGGCATCGTCAAAAACAATCGGTATTGCAATGCACGGAGCGAGCGACGGGCAGCCGCTGCAATACTGCTACGGTGGCAATCTGACATTTAATTCAGCGTTCACTGTGGGGGAGGTGTACGTTGCCAGCGTGAACGCTGGAGGAATTGCACCATATGCGGATCTTGCGTCCGGTGATTTTGTGACAGTCATAGGCGTTGCCACAACGGCAACGAATCTGAAAATCGGGATTCTTTACTCAGGCATCGCCAAACCATAATCAGGAGCAGATACGATGGCAGCAGGAACACCATTCACCGGCAAGTCAATGACGTTCAAGAGCGGCGCAACGCCGGCCGCGCAGGACCACGTTGGAAAATGGGAACTGACAATTGGCGGAGCGTCCGGCAAGTTCGCCACAAACTCAACAGGCGGATTCCGCAAAACCACGATCGGCGTGGGTGAGTATTCCGGTTCGGTGACAATCCTGCTGCATGACGGCGGCGGAATGCCGTATGCGCGAGGCGATGAAGTGGCTGCGCAGTTTCACGCTGACAGCGACGACTACATCAGCGGAACCATCATCTTCACTGAGGTTGGGCCGATTACGCTTGACGCTGACAGTGGCGATCCGGTGGCAATTGATTACAAGTTCGATGGGCAGGGTGCGCCGTCGAAGTCTGGTAACGCATTCAAGGTTGTTTGATAAGGGGGAGAGACCGTGGCGGACGGTTTATTCAATCTCGTTGGTCGGCGGACTATCGAGTTGACGAAGGACGGCAGAACGTATCGGCTGGCGGTTCGGACGCTGGCCGATCATGCTCTAAAAGAACAGGCGATTTTGGCTAAACTCGGAAACCCGTATGCGGGTTTGGAGGAAATCCGAGATCCTGCGGCGCGGCAATCGGCGTACAAAATTGCGGCTGACATTGCAGCACGTCCGTTGATTGCAACGGTTCAGGATGAGGAGCGTTTCGACGAAAGCCTGCGAGGAATTGGCTATTCAATTTGGCGGGCATTGTCGGCGAATCATCCAGACGAATTCCCGCCATCTGCACCAGTGGAAAAAGGCATTCAGTTGGGCTGCGATTTTGTCGAGTGGTTCGGCGATATGCGGGCAATCATCATGGCAATTCACAAGGCCGAGGAAAAGCCCGAAGTGGGAAACTGAGGGCACCCAGTGGCGGGGGTGTGGAAATGCCGTCACGCAGAACAGTCCCGTGGGCTACGGTGTTTCGTGCGTTGTCTGAGAAGTACGGATGGACACCGGGGCAGATTGGCGAACTGACACTGTACCAAGCGATGGTGTGGGCTGGCATGTGGTGCCCTGAGGATATCTGGACGAAGCAGGAGCAGCGGTAATGGCCATCACAGTGCAGGAAGCTCAGGTGTTGTTTTCTGCTGACGGTATGCAGCAGGTGGACACCACAGCCCGCAAAGCATCCCGCACGCTGGACGGCATGACATCGGCGGCAAAGCGAGTTGGCGGGGCATTGTCTGGCGTGAAGTCTGCATTCTCAGGTGTTGGCGGAATCATGGCAACAGTCGGGGCGACTGCTGGCCTTGTGAAAATGGCGCAACTGACGATGGAAGCGGAAAAGACCGCGATATCGTTTGAGGTGCTGACGGGGTCAGTAGACAAGGCAACGAAACTGCTGCAGGATCTGCGAGCACTGGACAAGAAAACGATATTTGGTCTGACAGAGCTATCAAAAGCCCAAAAACTGATGATGAATTTTGGCTTGGGTATTGAAGAATCGTTTTCGATTCTGCAGAACCTGACTGAGGTGGCGCAGGGCGACACAGAGCAGTTAATGCTGCTGGCGCGAGCCATGGCGCAGGTCAAGGCGGCTGGTCGCCTGATGGGGCAGGAAGCAAACCAGCTCATCAACAGCGGGTTTTCGCCGTTGTTTGAAATTAGTAAGGCAACAGGCCGAGGGATGGCCGACCTGAAAAAGGACATGGAAAACGGGCTGGTTTCGTATGACATGGTGCGGAATGCTCTTGAGCGGCTGACCACAGGAACGGGCCGGCTGGCGGGCATGAATGATAAGTTGGCAACAACTACTGGCGGGGCGTTGGGCAAGTTTCAGACAAACGTGGAGCAGCTGGCGATTGCGTTGGGCAACAGTCTGTTACCCGAGGCCAACAGAGTGCTGGACGCGATGAACAGGACCGCCGAAGGCATCACAAACGCGCAGTCTGCAGCGACGATCTTCGTCAACAACATCAAAGCCAAATTCACCGAAGCAAGCGAAAACCTGCAGGATCTTGGCGTTGCCGTTGGGTTCATCTTTACAAGCCTGCCGAAACTTATTGCAGACGTATTCACCGACATCGCAACGAAGGTCCGGGAGTTAGTTGGGTTTACTGTTGATGCAGGGGCGGCAATTGCAAACAATCTAAGGCCGTCAGTCATTGCAGGCACAGCCGAGCGTGTGGAAATGCCGGAGTTGATCTTCACGCCGAGCATTTCGCGTGGCTCATTGCGGGAAGGACTGCAGGCTGAACTGGATGCAGTTCGACGCGCACGAATTGACCAGCGGCAGCAAGAGGGTCGAGCGGTCGCGAAAGCTGAGGCTGAGGCCCGCATGAAGCAACAGGAACGCGGTGCAGCCCCGCTGATGATTCCGATGGACGAAACATCGCAGACAATGGCGCAGGCCGTCAAGCAGGCTACCAGTGAGCGAGGCAGTGCGCTGTCTATGTTCCAGCGACTGCAGGACCAGTTATCAGGACAGGCCGAGCAATTGCGGCAACAGAAGCTACAGGCTGAATTGCAGGCGAAAGGGCTGGACGTTTCAAAACAAATTCTGAGCACACTGCAGGGCGGATTGCCCGGCATTGGTTTGTTAGGGTGAGTCTATGCCATACCCAGCATTTACTGAGCACGAGGACAGCCCGCAGGAATCCGGAAACAGATCCGGCGAATTGTCATTCACGCGGATATTCCTGACGGCATGGGCCGCCCGCTGGGACTTCATCAGCGAGCATTTCAAGAGCGGGCCGTTTGGGCTGCCTGCATCCTATTCGAGCCGGTGGCCTGGCGTGCTGGCGGACGGATTCACGATAGACAAACTGGTCGTAAAACCGATTGCAGCAGCGATTGACGACCCGAACACGCAGCAACTGGAGCACGACACGCAGGCGAAAATCTCGATCACGTACACACCACTACAGACGGATCAGGGACAGCAGCAAGACCCAAACGACCCGACACCGTTACCCGCAGGAACGTGGTGTACTTATTCACAGGACAGCAACATTGAATTCCGCAGTGTCCCGGGCCGGTCTGTCAAATGGGTTTCAGACGACGTGGTGTTGCCGGCAGACGTGAATACGATCGTCCCCGAGCCAGTCACAACGCATCAGATTTCATGGCATCAGGTGCAGGTGGTGCCGTGGGTGACATTGGGCGATATGAAGGGGTGCGTGAATGAAACAGCCTGCAGATTGCCCGGCAGTCCGCAGGTGTTCCAGCCTGAGACGCTGCTGTTTGAAGGCTTGCAGGATGAGGTGACACTGAGCACCGACGCACAATGGAGCACGCGCAAGATCACACTGAGGTTCATTGAGAAGGCACAGAAGGGATTCGTAAGCGGAGCACGAACAGGAGCAGCCCCGAGCGGCAGCACGATATACGGCTGGAATCACCAGTGGCGGGACGACACCAGCGACTATGACAAGCCGGTCAGCAGCGACGACGGTTCGCCGATGTTCAAGAAGTACGATTTCAACACGTTGTGGACATCGCAAACATGACGCAAGGCGACAGAAGGCCGACACGGTTTGAGAAGGGCCAGAGACTCAAGGCCAGTGAGCTGAACGGCCTGGCGGAGGCTATTGAGGCAATCGTCAGGCGAATGCAGGGGCAGGGTTTGCTTGCGCCATTGGACATCAGCGGCAAATTGGATACGGCACTGGCACCAGCGAGCAGTTTCGGCACAGCACCATCGACAGCCACAATGTCGGTCTGGGGCAGGGACGCAAACGGCGACATGGTGGACACAGGGCGAAACGAAACGGTGGTGAATCGTTTTGAGCGTATCGGATTTGCTGCGGGTGTGCCATGTGAGGCCCGGTGGATTGACGGCGAATGGCGACTGGTGACGGCAGATTGCGCGTGAGGTGCAGCGATGATTTTGGGCAGGTGCTGCAAGTGTAAACAGGTGGAGCCGGTCACAATCAAAGGATTGACCGCCAGCACTGGCGTGACTGAGTGGGAGTACGGTCCCGGCAGCCTGTGGTGCCAGCATTACGGGGCT